GATATCGATACTAAAGTAGGTATGGCAATGCACATCACACTTAACAGCATTAAGAAAGCGTGGCAGGACTTCAACGGTTCACACGTTGTTTTCTGCTTAGAAGGACGCAGTTGGCGCAAGGACTATTATGAGCCTTACAAGCGAAATCGCAAAGAAGCACGTGATGCACTAAGTCCACGTGAAGCAGAAGAAGATAAAGTGTTTTGGGAAATCTTTGACGAGTTTAAAGAGTTTGTTACAGACAAGACTAACTGCACTGTACTACACAATCCTGTGCTAGAAGCAGATGACTTGATTGCAGGTTGGATACAGAATCATCCAGATGACGATCACGTTATTATTAGTACAGACGGTGACTTTGCACAACTTATTGCTCCTAATGTGCGTCAATACAACGGGGTAAGTAACACAACTATTACACACGAAGGTTACTTTGACGATAAAGGTGCACCTGTATTAGATAAGAAAACTAAAGAACCTAAAGCTGCTCCAGAGCCTGCATTTATGTTATTTGAAAAATGTATGCGTGGTGACACTAGTGATAATGTGTTTAGTGCATATCCAGGTGTTCGTAAGAAAGGCACAAAGAACAAAGTAGGCTTGTTAGAAGCATTTGCTGACAAAGAAACAAAAGGTTTTAATTGGAATAATATGATGCTACAGCGTTGGGTAGATCACAATGGCGATGAGCATCGTGTGTTAGATGATTATACAAGAAACGTAACATTGTGTGATTTGACTGCACAACCCGAACATATTAGACAAGAAATAAATAACACTATCCAATCAGCAGACAGCAAGAATGTATCACAAGTTGGTATGAGACTTATGAAGTTTTGTGCCCGTTGGGATCTTCAGCGTATTGCAGATAATGCTGCACAATTTGCAGAACCATTACAAGCGAGGTATATTGTATGACAGTAAAAGCTAAACCAGTCCTTGACGGCAAGTTTTGGATTGTTGAAGACGCAGGCGTAAAAATTGGTACTTTAGCAAAAGAAGAAGAAGGCTTTGTTGTAAGTGCAAAAGGCAAAATTGATTTTTACAAAAACGAAAATGCTTTAAAAAGAAAATTAGGTAAAAATCTCTTTGTTGCAAAAATACCTACACAAGATTCTCAAGAAAAAGAAGTACACGGATATCCAACAAGATCATTGCCGTATAACAGTATGTATGATTTAAAAAGTAAATTACCACTTTTTACAAAAAGTAAAAAATCTAAAAGTCTATATTGTGCAGGATATTATCTTGTAAAATTTAATGTAAACTGGCTTAAAAGTTATTGTCCAAAATTAATTACATTACAAAGAAATGATTATATGGGACCTTATAAAACAGAAATCGAAATGAAGGCAGCACTAAGTAATGTCAATAGAACCATTAAACACCAGTAGTATTCAACAATTTATACAACAAGTAAAATCAGCAGAATCTAGTAGAGCACGTGAACTTAGATTAGATATGAATACAGCAAAAAATCTAGCTTTTACATTAGGTATAGTAATGGCTAGATTAAATGGTGATTTAGAAAAATTTGTAAAAGAAAATTCTAGTGGTAATATGGAAGATATTGAAGTTGTATTTGGCAGTGATTCTGATTGGAATTAATTAAACTATAGTTTTAAAGAGATAAATATATGCGTATATAATGTAAAGGATACGCATATGAGCAGACCCAAGCCAACTGTATTGTTAGAATTTACAAACAGCGTAACATACAAATGTGAACAAGTTTTAGAAGCAGAAGCAATCTGGGCTGTATTTTATAAGAACAAGCCATTTAATTTAAAAAGTAGTAATTCTTTAACTAATTATCCTGGCCCAAAATATAAAAAAACAAGTTTTTCTAATCCTGGACACGCACATAATCTAACAAAAAAATTAAACGAAATGTTCAAAACAGACGAATTTACTGTTGTAAAATTAGTTGAAGGTGAACAAATTGATTAATGTCTAATAAAATAACATACACAAAAATTTTTTTAAAAGAATTAGGAAAAACTTATAACGATATTTCTGTACAAGAATATCTTCATACTTGGTGGTTTAACACTAGACAAAAAGATGTAGGTGGACTAAGACTTACAGATCAAGGATATGAAATAATCCAAGAAATTGGTATTACAACATACGATATACCTTATCCTAGAGAAATGCCATTAACAACACAAATCATAATATTTTTAGATAAATTTATTGATTGTCCATATTACTTAACAAATCGAAGCATAACGGTAACAAATGAAAAGAAAGCAGTAGAATTAACTTTATTCAGTGGAGATTTAAGAAAATATGGTCTTACAAAAGCTATGAATAGATCAAAAAAAGATTAAAAAAAGGTTGACCTTTCGTAAAACTTGTACTATAGTAAGTATATAGGGCAACAAGACAAAGAGGGTTACAAAATGTCTTACACTTACTGCAATGATATTATTTCCGATCTTTACAAAGACGTATATGGTGTGCGTCCCCGTGAAGCTTTTTGGGCAGATTGGAATAACTGTACTCCTGCTGAAAAGCAGAAAACTTGGGACGAGTACTGTGCTACCGTTGAACTGCAAATTACTGAGGAGAAAATACGTGAGGCAGCTTGTATAAAACGTTTTGAAGATCGTATTGAAGATGTTATCGGCCTTGGCGCTGGTGATCGCACAACTGCTCTTCGCTGGATTAGTCAACAAGAAACTTTCTACCATATCCAAGATGTTGAACATTTTGTTTGGGAGCAAGGTATCTTGTTCACAGATTATGGCAAGTCTCTAGTAAAAGAACTTGCACAAATCGTTAAATATGAGGTTGACGTATATTAATTTATACGCTAAACTTAATTACGCACTGATAAACAAGGAATGTAAAAATGGATACTATGACAAGAACAGTTAGCCCGAATCGCGCCAAAAAAAGCATTTTGCGGGCTTTTCAAAAGAAGCGCCCTGTGTTCTTATGGGGACCTCCAGGCATTGGTAAATCTGATATTGTTGCACAGGTTACTGACAGTTTACCAAATTCGCATCTAATTGATATTCGACTATCACTTTGGGAACCTACAGATATTAAAGGTATTCCTTATTTTGACAGTAACTCTAACACTATGGTATGGGGTGCACCAAGTGAACTACCATCAAAAGAATTTGCTAGTCAATATGATAATATTGTTGTTTTCTTCGACGAAATGAATTCGGCTGCACCTGCTGTACAAGCGGCAGCATATCAGTTGATTCTTAATCGTCGAGTAGGACAATACGTTTTACCAGACAACGTAATTATTGTTGCAGCTGGTAATCGCGAAGCAGACAAAGGCGTTACATATCGTATGCCTGCTCCGCTTGCAAATCGCTTCATCCACTTAGAACTTGCAGTTAACTTTGATGACTGGTTTGAGTGGGCAGTAATCAACAAACAACATAAAGATGTTGTTGGTTACTTGCAATTTGCTAAACAGGATCTTTATGATTTTGATCCTAAATCGCCAAGTCGTAGTTTTGCTACACCACGTTCGTGGAGTTTTGTTAGTGAACTATTAGAAGAAGAAGATACAGATGAATCAACTACTACAGATCTTGTTGCAGGTTCAGTAGGCGAAGGTTTGGCTGTAAAATTTATGGCTCATCGTAAAGTTGCGGGAAGTATGCCAAATCCAAGTGATATTTTGGATGGTAAAGTTAAAGAGATTAAAACGCAGGAAATCAGTGCTATGTATTCCTTAACTGTGTCTCTTTGCTACGAGCTTAAAGAAGCAAGTGATGCAAACGACAAAAAGTTTGATAACAAAGTTAATAACTTTTTACGGTTTGCAATGGATAATTTTGAGACTGAATTAGTTGTAATGGGTATTAAACTTGCTCTTACACAATACAATCTTCCAATTGATCCAGATGAAGTTGCTTGTTTTGATGAGTTCCATTCCCGTTATGGTAAGTACATCAAGGCTGCACAAAACTCTTGATGGGCTAGAGTGGACAGTATTTCGGTACTGTCCACTTACTCTATTTTGTGGTTGACATAAGTGTTAAATAATGCTATAACAATTATAGCACTGAAAAATGAGGATGATTATGTTAGATTTTGTACCATATAAAGTTGCAATGCATATGACAGCAGAAAAAACTGCTAGTAAACTAAAAAACTGGGAACCCGATCCAAACATTACAGAAGAAGAACTTGCTGTTATGCGTGAAGAAGTTCTAGATCGTATTATCACAGCACGAGTTGGTTTGCTGTTAAGACATCCGTTTTTTGGTAATATGGCAACAAGATTACGTATTGTTTCTGCAGATGACAAAATTCCTACTGCTGCTGTAGACGGACGCAATTTGTATTTCAACACACAATTCTTTAATGCAATGGATAACAAAGAAATTGAATTTGTTATTGCACACGAAATTTTGCATATGGTATTTGATCATCTTACTAGACGTGAAGATCGTAATCCTTACTTGTACAATGTTGCTTGTGATTATATTGTTAACAATATGCTCGTAAGAGACAGAATTGGTCACAAACCAAAACTAGTCGAATGTTTCCAAGATTTTAAATATGAAGGTTGGACTAGTGAAGAAGTATACGACGAGCTATACGAAAATGCTGAAAAAATTGACATTGATCAACTAGGTGAAATGTTAGACGAACACTTTGAATGGGGCGAAGGTCCTGCAAGTGACGGCGAAGGCAATGATGACGGAAAAGGTAAAGGCAAAGGGCAAGCATTATCTGAAAGTGAAAAACAAAAAATCAAAGACGAAATAAAAGAAGCGGTAATGGCAGCAGCTCAAGCAGCCGGTGCTGGTAACACTCCAGCAGAAATTACACGTATGATAAAAG